AATTCTCTCGGCGATTCTTTCTTCAGCCATTTCACATGTAATATACAAAACATTCTTACCATCAAGAACATTAGAAGCTGCCATATGACACATCGCCAAAGTTTTTCCAGCATTAACACCACCAAGAATTAAGTTTAGCGTTTTTCTCGGAAGTCCTCCACCAGTAATAAGATTTAAATTCTGGATATCAAAACGAATTCTCTCTTCTTTCTTATGATAAAATTCAAATCTTGTTTCTGCATCAGAAACAAAATCATGACCAACTGATGGATCGAATGTAATTGCAAGAGCTTCTTTAAGAATTTCAGGAATAGAACCTTTATCTCTAGTATCTTTTTCATCAGATATAATCTTAATAGAATCTAAGATTGCATTATGCAATGATTTTTCTTTACAAAATGATTCAGTCTGTTTGATCAAGAATTTTAAATCAGTTTGCTCATTCTTCGACCAAGAATCTAATAGATTAGATATTACTTCTGAGTCTTCAATTTTAATCTTCTTAGATTCAGAAGTCATAATCTTAATAGCTTCTACGGAAGCTTGTTTATTATATTCTGTGACAAACGAATTAATGAATTTAAATATACTTCTATCATTATGATCCGAAAAATATTCAGACTTTAGAAAGGGTAATACTGATCTAGTATATTCTTCGTTATGTAAGAGATTCTTTAAAACCAAATGTTCAATTTTCATAATTAGTTTTCTCCTGTGATAACGACCAAGAATTAGAGTCTGAACCTGAGCCTGAAGAAGATAAATTTGCAGACCAAGATTCTGATTTGGGTATCTCTCCGGACCAAGACCAGGATCCCGATCTGCGTGAATTTCCAATTCCACTCCATGATCCAGAAAATAAACGAGTCCAATATATATATTCTGATTTCTTTCTTAATTTGTGAATCATAAATTGGATGTCCCGGATTTAGAACCATATCGATATCTACTGTCGGTAATCCATGATAGATAATGATTAGATTGGCCAGACTTAGAAGATAAGAAGATACTCGAAGAGGTTCCGCATCTATGGAGACCGGAGAAGAACCTCTTCTTGGAATTAAATCTCAATCTAATAGATTTTCTTTTTGTTGTTAACATATTTCCATTTATCTTGAATAATCTAGAATAATTAATTTCCAGACCTAGACCAAGACCTAGACCTAGACCTAGACCAAGACTCAGACCTAGACTCAGACCTAGACCAAGACCCAGACCTAGACCTAGACCTAGACCAAGACCAAGACCAAGACCCAGACCTAGACCAAATAATTCTTTTGTAAATTGATTTCTTTATCATATTTTTAGTTAGACCTAGACCCAGACCTAGACCTAGACCAAGACTCAGACCTAGACCCAGACCAAGACCAAGACCCAGACCCAGACCAAGACCTAGACCTAGACCCAGACCAAGACCCAGACCCAGACCCAGACCCAGACCAAGACCAAGACCCAGACTCAGACCTAGACCTAGACCCAATATTTTTTTTGTAAATTGATTTCTTTATCATATTACAATTATAACTTATTTTGTAATATTAGTCAACTGGGAATCATTTGCATGCAAAATAGCATATTCTAATATCTTCTTAATTAATTTCTTGACAATTTGAATCAGAGTTTTATCATTACTGGATACATTATTGGGAGAGTACACAACTGTCATATCAAACGTCAATATAGAAGAATCTTCTTCTTCACAAGTTATATCTGTTATTTCTATAATAGTTTCTTTATGTTTTCCTTCATCTAATCTCAATAATATCTTTTCGTTATTGTTGTGTTCTGTAATAAAGAACGATGCTTTCATATCTGAAAATGGTACTATCTTATATGATTCTTCTTTTTGTTTAGTATTTTTCATTTATATCTCCAAAAGAAAGAGGACTTAGTCCTCTTCTGCATATTCTTCCGTTGTTTCATCTTCTACAATCTTATTAGATAACTTAAATTTATAGATAACATAATCTTGAAAAGTTTTATCTTGCATAATAGATTCCCAAAAATCTTCAGTATTTGTGGCATCTAATCGATAATTCTTATCTTCTCCTACTTTTTGGTACCATCCATTTTTTGGCTTGATTACATGTCCCGATTCCAAAGCGAGATCCATCAATCCAGAATATTTACTAATTCCGTCATTGAATTTAACTTGAAATGTTAATTTACTCTTCTCTTTTACGAATCTAGATTTCTCAATGTTGATAGTAAAATTATAACCCACTAGATCGGTACCATCTTTTTCTTGTGTGCGTGTTACAATAAAAATCTGATTTGCAGAATATGTCACTGATGTACCACCACCAACGACGGCTTTAGAGTAGAGCTCCATTGTAGCATAAACGTGATTTATTACAAGACAAGGAATATCTTTCATAGTAAGATGGGGAGTAATGATTCTCAACAATGATCGAATCGATTTTGCTCTGGTCATATCTGCAACTGATTTTTCATCAACAGCATCATCTACTTCTTTCTTAGAAGAAAGCGATCCTAATGAATCAATCATGACGAATACTTTATCACCACGTTGTATTTCATTCAATCGTTTGACTATATCAAATTTAAGTTGTTCGATATGTTCGATTGGAATATGAATGATTCTAGAAGCGTCGATTCCATACATCTCAAGATATTCTGGTGTAATACCAAACTCAGAATCATAGAGAAGTGCTACGGAATCTTCATACTTATCAAAGTAAGCCTTCATACAATAAAGAGAAAGAAGTGTCTTGTATGACTTTGATTGTCCGGCAACTACAGTTAAACCTGGAACTAGACCACCATTCAGATCTCCAGAAAATGCAATATTTAAGATAGGAAGTTCGGTGCTAATGCAATCTTTAATATTGAAGAACGATGATTCGGATAAGATCTCTGCGTTTTTTACAGATCCTGCTTTTTGTAATTTGTCTAATAGTTTACTCATTTGTTTCCTTTTGCTGTTTGATACAGGAGCTACCTGTGTTTAATATTTAGTCGAAAAACGAATCAAGAGTTGATTTGTTTTCTAATGACCAAGAAATTGCATCTAAAATAGTAGAAATAGGTTCTATAAAAGTCTTTTGAAATTGTAAATTGTAATCTATAAATTCATGTAATTTAAGTTCCGGAGGAAGAATTGAATTGAAAGAAATTATATTCTCTCGAATCATATTCGGTTCTTTAAGATACAAGAATTTAATCTTTTCTCCTTCGTGGATCTCAGTATACTTCTTTAGAAGATCATTCTTTTTCAAGAGATTGTTGTAAACAAGTGAACCTCTTACATGTATTGGAGTTCCTTTTGTATAGATAGAAATATTAGATGAATATGTTTTTAGATTATTAACACCTCTGGGAAATGCAATATCTTCTGGAGAAAGCGAAAGAAATTCTTTTTTTACATTATCAATATATTCACGCAAATCAGACTCATTCGATTTCATGATAATTTTAATTGCTTCTTTAATTTTACCACGACAAAATTTTGGAGTTGAAGATTTAACAGCTTCAATACCCATGATTTTCATTTTTGGTTCTGAATATCTTACTCCTTCTGAATCATAAACATTTAACATATATCTTTTCTTTGCCGTCCAAATACCACGATCGGCGATCGATTCTCTCTTCATAATCATTTTCTGTGAGTATGAATTTAGATAATCAGCTAGATCTTCATAAGAATCATTAATTATTTTCTGAAGTTGTTCTTTGCATATTTTATCTAGAAGATCAACTGTCTGTTCGTTAGTCTTATTGGGAAAGAATTTGTTTACTAGATCTTGAAGATCTAAATATGCCGAGTCCGTATCTATTGCGATAACATAATCTTTATTCGTTTTTAATATATTTCTTAGATATCCATTCAATCTATTAGAAACCCAACGAATAGCCAATTGGCCAGATACAGTAATTGATTCTGCAATTCTCTTATCTGAGAATCTAAAATATCTATTGGCAATTGCACCATAAGCTGAATTCAATGCAATCTTCTTAGCCATCTGCAGATTCTTATACTTTGAGATATCATTCAGAATTTGCTTAGTATCTTCACCAGTCTTATTTGCGGATTCTAAATCTTTTTCCGCTTGAATCATTTTTGACTTATAAATCTTACGTTGTTCGAACATCCAGGACATGAGCTGTGTCAAAAATCCATCCTTATCTCTACGATACAATTGTCCTGTCGCAGACATTGAGAAATTATTTTTCTTTAAATCTGATAGATCTATCTCCTTAGATAACAATTTATCTACAGAAATACCAGGAATAATCTTATCTATAATTGTGTCCGGAGAAAAATTCCCGCCCATAATAAGATGAGGGTACAGCGATTGTAAATCGAAAGAAACTACCCAATTATAGAATCCAGGTCTGGGTTCTTTTACATAAGCTCCTTCAATTTCTTCTTTAATTGATTCTTGTCTTTCAGGAATAACATAACCTCTTGAAAGTAGATGATTGTAAATAATAACATCCCACATTCTAATTTGAGAGAATACGTCATCGAAATTGACTTTTGCGTCATAAGCCATAGTCATAGCCAACTCGATTAATTTCATCTTATTTTCAAGAGAAACAACTAAATCCACATCTTTCGCATTGTATTCGAGAAATTTATTATAATCTTCTTTATAAAGAAGGTGAAGAGAACCATACTCAGAATAATCTAATTTATTTTCACCAAGTTCAACAGAAGCAATATAATCTAATTTATAAGATTCCTGAGCAGAGTAAGTGAATTTCTTATAGAGATCTAGATAATCAAGAACAGAGATACCGAACATATCATATGTCTGGACTTTCTTACCCATAATTTCAATAGTCTCTTCACGTAAGATTTTCCATGGCGAAAGATTCTTTGCCTTGGCTTCACCAAATACACGTGTAATTCTATTGATTAGATAGGGAATATCG